CTCATGGTCCCAGGAGGCCCATCCGCTTACGATTAGTCCATCTGCCTGCCTAGAAGCCACTAGGGCTGAGGGCGGGCAGCGGGCGTTTTGGAAGGTTGCCGGGGGAACTGCCTTGTACGGCGCTAAGTTGAATAGCGTGTACGGGAGAGAGTTCTCCGACTGGCTTCAGCGCGGTGTTGGTCCGACTAAGACGTTCCTGGAGATCGTGCAGGAACAGGCCTTGGTCGACCTTGCCCGTCTCGATGGGCGGCCGCTCGGTGAAGTTCATTTAATTCACGAGCGTGGGTTTAAGTACAGAGTGGTGACTAAGCACCCAGCCTGCTGGGTAATGGCTTTACACCAACTCCGTACTGACCTTCACCGCGCACTGATGCGGGACAAGCGTCTTCGCTACCTCACGGATGGGCCGGGGGCAATCCGTGAGGCCTTCGCTGGTATGCCGGTTCCGAAGGAACGTAAGATCGTTAGCGCGGATTTGCGCGGAGCGACCGATCGTTTGCCTATGGACCTGCAGTTGAGTTTGGCGCATGGCATCTTAGATGCGGCACCGCTTGACGACCAGCGGAGGGCCCTTTTCCTTTCGGCGTTTGGCCAAGTACGGTTAACGTACAAGGCTAGCCAATCGGTCGGGGACCTGGTAGTGGACACGTGTCGTGGACAGCTGATGGGTAACCCAGTGAGCTGGGTACTCCTCAATGTCGCGCACGCCTTTGTTCTGGACAGGCTCGACCGGCTGTCAGATGTTAGTCGGCTGTTGAGCCGACCTTCCCAGCGCTGCTTACTTCTAGGCGACGATCTTGTCGGCCTATGGACAGAGCAGGAGGAGCGGGCCTATCAGGCCGTTTGGGCGAAACTCGGTGGCGAAATGTCGCCGGGTAAGCACCTCGTTTCTGATAGGCTTGGTATCTTTGCTGAGAACATCTTTCAGTTGAACATCGAGCAGACTCGCTCGCACTCTCGGACGGTCTTCTTAAGGGGACCGGACGTTGTGCAACCACTTATGTGGAAGGGGCATCTGCATTCGATGGTCAAGTGGCCAGGCCAGCTATTCCGACGAGTCACTGCTGAGGCTGAGGAGGTCAGGGGGAGCGTTCGCTTCTCCCCGGCCTTTCCACTCAAGTGGGCAGTGAAGCAGAACCAGACCGACAATGGGTCGGAGGTTCCTCGTTGGTTAGCGCGGGTAACCGCGGTAGCTGGGCTGAA